GCGTATCCAATACTCCCCACCGTTGTGCCGTCTTTTTTAAACAGCGCAATGTTGCCATCAGATGTTTTACGGTTCAGTTGCATAGCCTCTGCGCCATCACGACTTGCAGAGATTTGCCCAAAGCCTCCTACCTCACAACCAACAACGTTGTTAAATGCAGGAAAAGTTTGAGTAGTTCCAACTTGCAAATTCCCTGATGAGTCAAGGCGCATGCGTTCTGCTGCACCTGTATGAAAGCCCATTGCGTCACTTGCGTGAAGGTAATTTATAATACCTCTATAAGCCTCTGAACCAGTTGTTCCATCAGCAAAATATAATGCACCTGAGCCAGATGCGCTGGTTGAAGCTAAAGTTATTCCAACATTAACATCTGCAACAACTAAGTTATTTCCGTTGGCAGTGTATGAGCTAGGAGTGTTTGTGTTAATCCCAACATTACCAGAGCTGTCGATGCGCATGCGTTCTGTGCTGTTTGTGGCAAACTGCATTGAGTTTGTGCTGTGGTTGTAATTTACATACCCAACATAATTTGCTGGAGAACTGTTCGCATCGGCAAAGTGCAAAGAGCCATAACCAGTTGTTCCAGAGTAAATTGTCATTCCCGTTGACGCAGACCCAGAGCCAACAATTAAGTCATCAGCACCACTATCAAATCCTGTTGTTGTTGATGTCCCAATCCCAACCCGTCCGCTGCTGTCGATGCGCATGCGTTCTGAGTCTGCGGTGCCAAAGCGAAGAACGCCAGCCGTCGCATCTGAACTTGAAGTCCCAATGAACGCACCATTAGTGAATTGCCCAACCTGTAAATACCCAGAAGCATCAGTATCAAGGCGAAGCTCTGAGTTTGCACCACCATCCACAGTCAGCCCATCGCTGGTCAAAGTCCCCGTGATGTCTACGCCTGTGCTGGTGGTGGCGAGTTTGGGGCTATTGTTGTAGTAAATAGTTACGCCTTGATTTGCTATTGCAGCTAAATAGCTTTCATTGTGAGCAGTGTTTTGAAGGTATAAGTTTTCACCTCCAATTTTAAGGTTGCTAGGGCCGCTTTCAGTAATGAACGATGTACCCGCATTATGGTAAATCTGTAGATAAGACCCAGCGCCGAAGATGGCTTTGCTGTTGTCCGCAAAAGTTATGTCATCGCCAGTCGAAACCGCTATATCCGTACCACCAGTCGTGTTACCGTTAGCAAGGATCTCGGCAAGCGTATCAACAGTGCCAACTTGGCTGTCTACATAGGCTTTAATTGACTGCTGCGTAGCCAGAGCGGTCGCGCTGTCAGAGGCCATGTTGTCTTCGTCAAGGATAGCTGTAACCGAAACGCTGCCCAAGCGAAGGCCATCAAAATAAGCATTATTAAATACGTTCGCAGCTACCGCGCCTGTGCCTGCTCCATTAAAGTATACAATAGCAGTCGCGCCAGCAGGGACTTCATAATCGTTTGATGCGCTATAAGTGCCTTGGAAAAGAAGAATAGAGCGGCTTCCAGAGAGCGCATTTCTTACATAAATAATCTTTTCGGCGTCGTTTGGCGTAAGCTGCACATAAGCCGTTGCCCCTAAATCGCCGCCATCATTAAAGATAATTAAACGATTACGACCATTAGAAGCAGTTCCGTCTGTGATTGGCAGGGAATTAGGGCTGCCTGACGTTCCGGCAGACGCCAAGGTAATTGTAACTTGACCATCAAGTGATGTGTCTAAAAGCTGTAGATTAAGATTTGTGGTATCACCCCATGTGCCGGATTGCTCACCTGTTGCAATGAGTTCAATGCCGTTATTGAGAGTATATGTGCTTGGCATCGCTTACCCCTATGCTGCTATATCTTGCCAGTTTGGTGACTGGGACGGTATCTCATTTGCATACTCCGGTGACTGCGCTGGCAACTCACTAGCCCAACTCGGCGTTTGAATTGGGACAATCGCAGCATATCCAGCAGTTTGCACTGGTTCAACTGGATTATAGCTTGGATTTTGATCTGGAACAACAGTTCCCCACACAAATGCGCTACCAACACGCCCCGTCCCAACCACGCCAATTGGTGTAACATTTGAGTTAGCAGATACTGAAACAGAAGAAACCGAACCAGTTCCACTGACTCCAGTAACTGGAATTGTAACTCCATTCTCAACTATAACGGCATTTACTAAACCTGTACCTGCAACACCTGTTACTGGAACATTTGCAACACCTGTGGTCTCTACGCTCCCTGCAGATCCCGTTGCTTCAACACCTGTAACAGGTACATCCAATTGAAGGTCAACAGTAACAGAGCCAACGGACGCCGTGCCACTAACACCTGTAACAGAAACATTTGACCCCGCTTCAACAGACGTGTCCCCAACGCTTCCTGTCGCAAATAAACCTGTGGGTAAAACATCTGCCGCAGCAGTTACTGCAACTGTTCCAGAAGAACCAGTGGCTTCTATTCCAGTTACTGAAACATTAGCTTCAGCAGATGTTGTTACATCTCCTACGTTTCCAGTAGCAGAAACACCAGTTGGACTAATATTTGCATCAGCAATTACTGTTGTTGACCCAACAAACCCAGTAGCCTCTAAGCCAGTTACCGAAGTATTTGCTTTGCCAACTACAGTTACATCACCAACAGAACCAGTTGCTGACAGGCCAGTAACAGAAATAACATTAACTGTTATTAATGTTACAGTTCCTAATTGTGATGTGCCTTCAAGGCCAGTAACCGAAACATTTGCTTCGGCATCAACTGAAGCGTCTCCAACAATTCCAGTTGCGGAATTGCCTGTTGGGAAGATGTTTGCTTCCGCTGCTACCGTTACTGTTCCAGAGGAACCTACGGCAGACAAACCAGTTACAGAGACATTGGCCTCGGCAATAGTTGTGACTGAACCAACGCCACCCGTAGCCGAAACGCCCGTAACCTCAACAGGGTAGGCTTCTCCCCACGGTCCACTAGACCATGCCTGTCTGCCCCACCCTGTAATACTAGCCATTAATCATGGCCTTTTAGGCAATACGAATAATTGCGTTTGATGCATCTGCAGTTGGGAAAACGATTGTAAAGTCTCCAGCCGTAGACGTTTTATCGCCACCGAAATCCAAAACAACAACACTTGGATCACCTGCAGCAGTGTCGTTATAAATTAGAGCACCGCGAGCCGTGATGGTTGCTGTTGAGAAGGTTAGGTCATCAAAATCAGTAAGGCCTGTAGTGCCTGATGAGGTCGGCGTTACGTTGGTAAGAGTACCCCCGCCAGCACTATAGCCAGTGCCAGACACTTCATTTGTAGCAGTGTAGGCTGTTGTTGCCGCAGTAAAAGAAGCACTGTTAGTGTACAGTGCCAGCTTAAATGTGCTGCCAGTTGAAGCAGTGAAATCGTGTGTTGCCGTAAGCAACTCCTTCTTAAAGGAAGTACACATATAGTTACCAGTAAATGCCATATCAAAGCCTCCTTATGAGTTCTGCAAGCTCTGGATGACCTGCATCCATAAGAGCATTGAATACTGTAGTCCTATCGCTCTTTACCGCCTCTGACAAATAGAACTCTACTGTTTTTGCTATTTGATCTTTAAAAGCATGTGCTTGGGCCTGTATGGCGGGATGCGCTGTATCAGAAACAGAAAGAATTTTTTCAGCACACCTCAACGATATTTCTTCTGGTGTGAAACCACGATTGATGGTTGTTTCAACCCTTACCTGAAAATCACCCATTGACATAGCGTTCATCATTCTGGTCTTGGCTCCCCATCACGATAGTTATCACGCTTTGTCTTAGCGTCTATGGTTGATAACTCTTTAAGAGCCTCTTGATATCTACTCATATACTGGCTCATTACATCAGGCTCGCCCTTCATGTAGGTGTATGCCTCTATCAAAGATCCATATAACAATACAGTATCGGCGTTTTGACCAAGCCAAGATTCGCCAGATGTAACGATTGAAGGCGGATCATAATAATAATGAAGCTCTACTGTGTACCCACTGTCTGGAGTTGGTCCTAATATAAAGTTTCCAGATCCTGTTTCAGATCCACCAGAGAAAACATCCCCATCAAAAATACCATAATACTTTGGTAGGCCTTGAGTTGATGATGATGGATAAGCTTCTCGAATAAAGTTCACGTCTTTATCCAAGAGATACGAATAATCTCCAGAGCCATCAACAACAGCAAGAGACAGAACGGATAGGAAGTCCGAGGGCCGTGCTAAGTATTGGTTTCCAGATGTTAAAGTTCCAGTAACATTCTTCCTTAACTCAGGAATCATAACTGTTCTGAATATACGTTGCTCAGCCTGCTGAACAAACGTAGGAATCAAGGAGACAAATGATGTCTCCTGATTCTCAGTATAGTCCTGTATTGCCTGAGTTAACTCAGAATAGTTCATTTGAACTTATCCTATTTTAAAATTACCGCCCCGTGTGGCAGCACCCATACCACGGCACATAGCGCCACCGTGTTTCATTTTATGGACTTTGCCCTTCATCATTTTGCCGTTTGGCATCTTATGCATAGGGCCACCGCGCTTCATGGCTGTTGCCTTTCCTGCGGGTGCAGCAACATTCTTAGGCTTATCTTTTCCCCTAAGTTCATTCAACGCCAAGCCAGCGCCTACTCCAAGCAGCGGAGCCACATCAGATTTTTTTATACTTTTTACGCCTTTGCCTATGGCTTTAGTGGCATCTCCAAACAAACCTTTACCAGTGATTGCTCCTGCTACCGGGCTTAAAGATCCAACTATTTTACCAAGACTTCCACCTAAACCCATCTTCTTAACCCTTCCTCCAGTTGCCATTTTCTTAGGCCGCTTTGGCGGCAGTGGAACCTTTTTCTTTGTACCCATATCTTCAGACATACGCTCAAGGCTTGTGGTGCGGTCTGAGTCTCCATGCTTTAAAAGCTGCTGGGCCGCTTCGGTCACACCTTCGCCGGGTGAATCCATGCCTTTCATCTTTCCGCCGCTTGCATACTTTTTAAGCTTACCGCCACTTTTCATTTTACGTTGTGGTGGTTGCTCTTGCATCTTAGGCAGCACTGGAGTTTTTTGTTGCTTTGTATCAGGGGCTCTTTGCTGCTGAGCACTTCCACCACCAGCATACTTCTTGAGCTTACCGCCAGCGGCGTAACCTTTTTTCTTGGCTTGCATATTAATCTCCTATTGTGACGGTAACTCTTCCGACAGAACCTATCATATATTGAGCAGGATTTCCAACGGGATTCCACCCCCACAACTGTCTACTCTCAAGAATAGAAGTGTCGGGTCTTGGGTTTCTGAGAGATTGTGGGTCGTTGATTTTTACACGACCCAAGAAATTTTGTGGTTGATCTGGATCAACAACGTCCTTGCCAACGCGAAAGCCAGTACGCACACCGTCTTGGTACTCATCGACAAGATCGCTTAGTGGATACCTAAACCCAGTCTTGTCGCAATATCCAAATGCATATTTCCCTTTTGCGTATGCCATCATCCACCTAAAGCAAATGTATTGTAGGGAACAAACCTAACAGCCGCCCTCTCTTCGTCTTCGCCTGCAGCTAGATCGAATTGATATTCATACTCTTGCTTAAGTAGTTGTGCAGCTTGTGGGTTTCTCTTTTGTGAAATGTAAAAAGCAAGACCAGAGACTAACGCTGGGATAAACCTAGGTGGTATTGATGCTGTAGTGCCAATACCAGAGGAAAGCCCATCAATGCCCTTCAGACGATAGTACGCAAGCGTATAGGCCTGTGTGCTATCTGGAACAGGCCACAGAGTTACTTTCGTTTCCGTGGAGAGCCTTTGGACGTAGATTTGCGTGGGGCGGCCTTGCGTGTTTTTGTTGCTTTGCTGGGCGTAGGTTGCGACACTGACTCTTTCAAGGTTGGTGTCTGTTTGATTGGTTCCTGTTCCTGTACGGACTTGGTGCTCAATGATATCAATCGTGTCCGAAGGGAGAGTATACGTTGCCGTACCTGCCGTAATAGACAGCGTACCCGATTCAATAGTGAAGAGATTAAGACCACGGTTCTGCCACTCCAATGTCAAAATGTTCAGGCTGCGCCTCGCTGTACGCAAGTCATAACCAGAACGCATTTCGAGGCCGTTTCTTTCAAACGCCTCTTCAAAGATTTCAGAAAGATCAGGAACAACTACTGCCATCTATTTCTTCCTATACTTTGCTGTTTTCTTTGCAATCGTTTTAGGCTGCTTAGAAAACTGCTTGCCTTTGGCTGTATCAGCCCTCTTCTTTCTAGACGTTGCCGCGTACTCTTTTGAGGACAGGGCTTTTCTTGCTTTCTCTGGCAAATACCTTTCGCCAGTTGGTTTGGAACCAAGCGTGGAGTTCTTTCCGCTTTTGGTTCCCCACTTCTCCTTAGTCCATTTAGTTAGTGACTTTTGAGCAGATGTCTTACTGCCAGTATAACCGCCACCCTTATCCTTGTAGATCTTGCCAGCAAGCTGCATTGCACGGGCAGAATGCTTTCCACCCATCTTTGCTTTTGCCTGTTGCTTGGCTTGCTCCCAAAGCTTTGGGTTAGTTCTGCCCATAGATCACCTTAACAATAACGTCCTTTGGTTTTACCACGAGAAGCCTTACCATCAATATTTGCTTTAAGGTATCCACCACCTTTCATTTTACTAGAACGCCTGCGGGCTGGCATTTTAGAAACAGAACCAGCAAGCGTGTCTAACATTGATGCTGGAGCCTCACTGCTTGCATAGCTTGGCATCTTTTCAAACTTTCGTTTTTCTTGAGACTGATTGCCAGCAGCAGATCCTTCTGCCAAAGAACGACGAATATCACGAATGCCCATTCCGGGGCTTCTGCCTGATTTGCGCTGACTAATGTTCATCGAAGCAATTCCTCTTTCAACACAAACGCCCGCGTGTACGGCCACTCTTGGCTACGCCATCACCGCGACTAGAAACTTTTCCGCCTGAAGACATTTTTTTGCCACCAAAATCAATGTTACCCAGAGCCTGTGCAACATTAATTCCTCCAGCACCTTTCTTAACAACACCAATCATATCAGCAAGCTCTTGAAGATCTGATGGGTTTTTAAAATTAGCACCACCTGATCTCATTTTCTTTGGCTCCTTATAACCACTAGCGTAGGCGGCGGCGGCCTGTCTCTCAGCGCCCCTACGGTCCTTGTAGACCTTACCTTTGCTGCCCCACTTATATCCGCCTTTAACTTTTCTAATTGGCATCCTGTCACCCGTCATTTGACTTCCCATTTGAGAACGAGAAATCACGATCCTTTCTTCCACTTGGTTGAGCTAGACTGCGTTTTGCTTGGAGACCACTTGACCTTGTCAGCCCAATAAGCAGCAGACATCTTGCCCTTCTTAATGTTTTTTTGGTGGCGTGACTTAAACGCTTCACGTTGTCCAACAGTTTGATTTGTCTTTACGCCCTGCTGACCAAAACGAATTGTCTTAACTTGATCACCTTGCTTAGCCACAACAACATGACTTTTTGTTGGATGATTAGGAGTACGCTTTGGTTTGTTGTAACCAGAAACATCCGCTCTCGTTAAACGGCTGTCTTTTTTCTTTTCAGCCACTACAAGTCACCCCCATTTTGAATGTAAACAAACTCCATTGACGCGGACACATTAAAACTAGCAGACCCAGTGGAAGAAAACGCCCTCATTTCTAAGTCTGTTTTTTCTGTGAACCTTAATGGAAAAGTATAAAACTGTTCGTGTGCGCCATCTGTCAGGGTAAATCTTTCTTTTATCTGGAAGACTTCTCCGTATGGCCTAGCAACAAGACTAGCATTCAGAATAGCAGGTGTCTGAGTTGATGTGCCTGTAGACAAGGCCATCTTTGTAAGAAAGGCTGTATATCCTGCGGGAACTGTCCAAAGACCCATCAATGTTTGGTTATCACCATTGCCGTTGATAAGAAGATAAATGTTAGCAGGAACTCCAGAAGTTACTGTCCCTGTACCAGCGTAGATTATACCAGCATTTGCACCACCACTACCCGCGCTGCGAACAACGCCACGATTTATACGGAGGTAAGATTTTGTCGTATTAACAGCCGTTTGTCCGTTCAATGTGACAATTTCGTTTATTTCGTTGTAATCGGCGTCTAGACCAAAAACTTCTACTGTTCTCGCACCCGTGCCTGCGGCAGTGTCATTAGCCGAACTGCTTGATATAGTCATTACTGTGGCTGATGCGGGGTAAGCGTATAAGCCGCCTTGTTCCCAAATGGTTTCCTTAGCGGCTTCAACAGAATCGTTGTAGCCAAACTTAAAAATAGTTTTATGGAAGGATATTTGCCCTCGCGCCACTTGTAGTTCAAATGGCTCGCTAGTGCCAACCCGCGTTATAGAGCTAACTTCACGAGCCATTTGACCTCCTACGCATACTTTTTGCGAAGATACAAAATGATGGTATATGTATCTGCCGCTGTAGCACCAACAGTAGTGAAGGCAATATCGCCAGTCTTTCCAGACCCTGCATTGTTAGTCAGACCACCAAACAGATTATAGTCATGGTTGCCGCTTTGGTTTTCACCAAGCTCAATACAGAATTGATCTGAAGTCGCATCCCAAAGGATTTGTACCTTCATGCCAATGCACTGCCACCATATACGTTCGATGACGACTTCACTGCAAGATTTGCCGTCAAAGGCACTTACGGCAAGAGTCGAAACATCAACCTTTGTAACGGCGCTTTCACCAGTGCCATCAGAGATGTTGGTAAACTTCAAAACGGCATGGTGCTGACCATCTATGATGGTTTGGCTTGTAACTGCATCTGCCATTTATCAGCCCTCTTTCTTAGATGGACGCCCACGTTTTTTTGGTTCTTCCTTTGGAGCAGCTTTTGCTGCCCCTTTGGAAGGTTTGCTGTTAAGCTTTCCCATTATTCACCCCTATTATACAGCGGCTGAGAATGGAGTTGCTTCAGTACCAGTGGCTGCTTGACGAATAACAACCGAGAACTTTCCAGAATACACGTCCTGAAGTTCAATCTGACCGCCAAGGATACCGCCTGTGGTGGTTCCGTTTAGGGTGATGGTGTCAGATGCTGCAAGAGTTTCAAAGATAGAGGCTGTATCGCCGCCATCGTTTGCAACAATAGCCACACCAGCCATGCTATCAGACGCGCTTGCTACCTGAATAATATAGTTGTTTGAAGTTACAGTTGTTTTAACAAAGAACTTATAAACATTGCCAGTGCCTGTAGCTGCTGGAAGCGTAACGGTTGCGCCGCTTGCAACATCAAGAAGCATCGTGCGGCCAGCGTGGCTAGCTGAAGTTAATGTCACATTAGCGTCTACAGTGACAAGCGAGCCAGAGCCAGAGATAAAACCGTTTGTAGAAGTAACTGGACCTGAAAAGGTGGTCGAAGACATATTAACACCCCTTGCACAAGGTTTTGCCTAGCAGTCTGTGCAACGTCAGGTGGGGCGTCCTGTCTGCAAGGCTAATGTTAACCCCAGTCACAGAATAGAGTATAACTAAAAAAAAAGAAAGCAGGGAATATGAAAAGAACAGAGCAGGCTATGGAGATGGCAGAAAAAGGCTACAGCCTAAAAGAGATTGCTAAGACGTTTGGCACAACTGAAGAGGTGGTAAGAACGTCTATGTATCTGGAAATGATGAAGACTGAGCGTATAGCAGTGCGCCTCTTTCTGACAGAGAAGACCTATAGTCTTTTGCAAGAAGAAGCAAATGAGCAAGACATAGAGGTTGCTGGGATAATACGCTCTCTTATTTCAAAACATATACGAGCGCAAAAACAAAAGAAAAGAAACGGAGGAAAGGGGTAACCGAAGCTACCCCAATCCAACAGGGAGGAACATCCAGATGACTGGATGCTCTCCCGTTATCACAATTTACGCTCCGGGGGAACCGTAAATTCCGAGTGGATCAGAAACGCCGAACGAATAACGCTCACGCGCTTTGTAGCGCACGTTGCCCGTATCGAAGTCACCATCCATAGATGTTGCCATAGGAGTTCGCACGAAGTGCTTCATTCCGTTTGGAATATCTGTGGTGATGAAGAACGCATCTGTGTCCGTCAGGTAGTGGTTAACGCGGTAACCTTCTGGGATCGAACCATTTGAACGCAGAGCGTTAATGTCGTTATCCGCAGTACCTGTACGAAGCTCAGTCTGAAGCAAGCGAGTTGCCACAAACATAAGAGCAGGTGGAACGATGAGCTTGCGAGGACGCGCTGCAATCAACAAGCCGCGTTCGTCAACGAATGCTGCAATGTCAATTACCGCTTGTTCAAGCGAGGTTTCGTTCAAGTCTGCATCCGTCGAAGGACGGTTTGCGTTATTACCACCAGCAACTGTTGGATGCGACGTGCTGAACAGGTATGCACCGTCACCAGAGGTGAACGTATCAAACCCGGTGTTCAGCAAATTCGCAGCTTTCACCTGCTTAGTGTAGGCCATAGCGCGAGCTAGAGCCTTTGTATAACGTGCAGACAAGGAGTCATACAGGTTGTCTTCCATCGCTTCTTCAGTGATGGAGAAGCCCATTGCAACCGTTTCGTGGTTGTAACGAGCAGTGAAGGACTCCTGTGCGTTGTCATAAGAGATTGCTGAGCCTTCAGGCTTAATTGGCGCAGCGCCAAAGCCAGAAAGTTTTACCTCTTCCTCAAAGCTACGCTCTGAGTTTTCAGTCTCATAAATCTCTGCATGTTCGTTTTCGTACTTTTGATACTCTAAACCGAACAGTGCATTAAGACCCGGTAGAAGCTCCTTCAGGAGTTGTGCGCGAGAAATAGCCATATCTCAACCTCCTTACGATGAGCCAGTGGTTGACGTATGCTGATGGTAATTAAACTTACACACCAGAATAGGATAAGAAGTTCCCTTCTCGTCGCCCTGATCGCCACCGAGATAGTCAATAATCCGAATTGGATTATTGGCATTTGTATCAAGCTCCGAGATATCAAGCGCAACGCGGCTGATATTCAGAGTGGTGTTTGGAGCAGTTTGAACAAGGAGAGTGTTCTTACCATACACGTCGCCCGTGTTTGCAGGAGCACCATCTGCTTGGATAGCAAACAATACATTCGGGTCATCAACGACATACGCCATTGCGTCAGACGCAACAGTGCTCGCAGGCCATTTCTGACTGAATGTAAGTTGGTTGCTGTTAGGATCGGTATACTTACAACCGATAAAGATACCAACGATGTCGATTGGGGTTGAGTCATCGCCAGTAGCAGACTGCTTTTGAATGGTCGTTGCAGTACCGCCATCTACAAGCTGAACGATATCTCCAGTGCAGATATTCGTTCCGTATGCAGAAGCGATTGGATATTGACGGAACACTTCTTGTGAACCGTTATCCAAACGACCAATAGGGCGCAGTCCAAAGGGAGCAGCAGTAGAAGACATTTGCCTTTTCCTTCTTTCTACAATTTGAACAAAGCAAGCACCCTAGAAGTTCAATTGAACTTTTAAGTTACCTGCCAAACGAAGTGCGCGTTGACCGTTCTGATTGAAGAACAGGCATACGCGGATCATTTTCACGCAGATAGTTTCGATCAACAGCGTCAGCAGCATTTTGTGCATTTGCAAGCTGTCCTTCGACACGATCACGCGCGATTTCTTCGGGAATACTGCAAAGCATTAACCCGCCAATTTCTACATTGCCCTGAAATCTGGAATCGAGATCAGAAACAGCGTAAAGCTCTGGATAGTCTTCGGCCTTAACAGGGGTGTACCCTTCGCGGAATCTGGTAGACACGTTCGGATTGTCGCTTTGACCCAATAAAGAAGTGCGAATCCAGCGAAAGTGTAAACCGTCGCGGGGTTCGGGGGTCGGCAACGCAGAAGGTCTACGCCAGCTTTTTCGACGCTCACCTTGTTCACGAGTGTCAAGGTTGCGTGGTTTTCTCTGTTCAGCCATTCCTACTATCCTTCATCATTTGCGCCGCATACTGTTCATTTGTCAGACCGAGTCGTTTGGCGAGTTTGACTGCGGAAGGGGTCAACGTAACTTTGCGTGGCTTTTTTGAGCTTCTGCTCGCAGGGGCTACCACGTTACCTGTTTGACGGGGTTGTGTGTTGACCTCCACTGACCCATCGTCAAATTCCTCTGGGAAGCGTTTTCTCATCGCTTCGTCAATTGCACTGTAATATGCTTGGCTATTTGGGGAAACCCCAGACTTCACAATTTTTTCGTGAACACCAAAAGCGTATCCTGTCATCTCTTCGTTTTTACCAAACCACTCATTACGAGAAGCCCATTCTTCAGCTTCTGGGTCAGGTTTCTTTACCTGCGGAGCGGGCCTTGGTTGTTGATATTGAGATTGCTGCACCTGTGGCTGGGGGGCTGGCCTATAATTATCCACACGAAATTTTTCATTCTGCAGATTAGTAAGCTTTTCTTGCGCCTCAAGGAAAGCATCACTATCACCAGTGTCGTATGCTTCCTTTGCAATCTTCTTGGCTTGATCTATTTGAGCCTGCAGTCGCCCTTTGGCTTGCTGCATAAGAACTTGCTCACCTTCGGCAAGCGTTTTTCTTAGTCGCTCATTTTCTTTGTGAACTGTTTCGGCATAGCGAATTGCTTCTTCACGAACACGGGCAGCTTCTTCTTTGGCCCTCCGTTCTTCGTGGTATTCGTATCTTAGCTTTTTAATTCTGCTTTGTACGTTTTCACTATACTGACCAATTTCATCATCTTCTGGAATCTCTGGTTGAGATCCTTCAGCGCGAGCAGGTCTGTTGCGGTCGGCTTCTGGGGTATCGTCTTCGATCTCAATCTCAAACTCACTGTCGTCCAAAAGCTCTTCTTCGATTTCTTCAACTCGTGCGGCTTCTGCGTTCATGCCCGTGTATACCCCCGTGGATCATCAACAACAGCTTCAACGGTATCATCGTTGATAACGCGAAACTCTTTGCCTTGCAATTTAAACCTAGTGCCTGAATAAGAACGGAAGATCACAAAATCTCCTTCTTTGCACCAAGGCCCATTAGAAAACCTTGATTCGTCTTTGTAGGCATCAGGCCCAACCTTTAGAACAAACCCAATGATTGATGCGGTCTCTTCTGCAGATTTAAGCTGATCTGGCATAAACACGCCACCATCAGTCTTTTCGTTTATTTCGGGGATGGCTATCAAAAGCCTATAGCCAGTGGGCTCTGGGAGCTTTGCGTGTAAGGCTTTGTTAACCTTAACATCGTCTACATTTACTGTAGCACTCATTATTCACCTGTGTGCAGTGGTTTAGGTCCACCGTTACCTTGCGTGGTTTATTCCACGAATAAGGTAAGATTATAGGAAAAAGTTCTAGCTATCAATATATCTTTTTTCAATTTCTTTTAAGTCATCTAAAATTTTATTGTATGAACTATATTCTCCAACCGCGTGCCAGTATGCGTCTTGGTCTTTGGCCCCGCCAGTTGCCAAGAATTGTTCAATGGAACTTTTATATTCGTGGAGTCTTCTTTCCAAAATTACAAAGATACTGTTCTCATCCATTGTTGCGCTCTACTGCCCTTTTAAGATCTCTCTCGTCTAGGTTTAGCTCTTTCGCTATATCTAGACCAAGCTTTGCTCCGGCAAGTTTGTCGGCGCGTTGTGACTTATCAAGATCCGAAGCGAGGCGAGCGCCGATTTGAGCACCCGCTCTCTTATCTTCTGAACGAATACGCATCTCTTGGATGTCAGCATTTGACTCAGCTTTAACTCGATCAAGCTCAAGTTTTGCTTGATCCATTTGGATTTTATGCTGCAACTCTTGTTCTTTGATGGCGAGTTCGCGTTGTTGGATTTGCGTAAGTGGATCTTGAGCCTGTCTTTGAGCCTCTGCCTGCTGTGCCTGCTGCTGGTTGCTTTGCAGGATCTTTTGAGCGGCTTCTGCCACAAGCTTTGATAGTTCGTACTCAACGTCCTCTGGAAGGGGCGCATCCGGGTCTGGAAGCTCAACACCAAGCTTTAGCTGTATTTGCTTACGATATTCTAAAGCAACGTGCTCAGTGATATGAGAAGACATTGCTGCTTGGATTGCCGAAGCAAACGGCGACTGACCAACCATCCCTTGTATTTTTGGATCTTGGGCAGCAGCCATGTGGGTCTGGATGTGCGCCTGATGGTCTTGATAAGCAAACGCTTTGACTGGCTCTTGCTTGAGGATCGCCATGTTTTCTGTAACAGGATCTTTAGGCTTGATCTCGTCAGGAAGTTTAATGATGTCATCGGCGTCTTGAATGCCAAGAACTTCTAACATTTGACGATGCAATTTACCCATGTCGTACAACTGGGGAGCCTGCTGGGACAATTGCAATGCTGCTTGGTACTGCATAATACGCTGAGCCATTGTTGCAGCATTAGGGTCGGAAACTGGGATTACATCGACCCTACCGTCAAAGTCTTCGGTTCGGTTGTATTCACCGTCCATTTCATAAGCGTATTCGGCTGGCATGTAGTCATGGATTACTTTTGCCAACAAACGAAGCTCACGCTTCATGGCTGCGTGCATACGAGACTGTACGCCAGACATAACTTTCATGGATCTTTCCATGAGCGCCAGTGTAGTACCCACTGGAGCCTGTGCGTTCATGTCTCCTACTTGTATGTCAGCAACCGAGCCAATGCGTCTGCCTTCTTCGACAATGTTGCCAAGTAATTGGTAAAGCACACTCGACGGCTCTTTGTAAGGGATAAACGTAATTGCGTCACGGATAGCGCCACCCGGCACGTCCACATCCCTAAATTCACCCGGCATAAGAGGAGTGTCGTCTCCTTTAATACGCATTCCGCGAGCCTTAAGGCCTGCAGGCAAATTCGATAACGTGCCAGCATCAATAAGCTGACGAAGTATGGATGTAGCGGATTTCGCAAGACCGCCAATAAGATGGATAAGACCCGTCCCATAGAAACCAAGCCCCGGTAAATATTTGTAGTGAACAAAGTGTAACCGTTTCTTTTTTCTCTCGTCTTCTTTGTACCAGTTACGACGAATAGAAAGAATGGTCGAAGATGACTTGTCTATTGTAACGACATAAGGGAGGGCAAGTCCATCTGGGTCAGCAAGGTCTCCGGGCAAGTCTAAGTTTGCATGAACCTCAAGGATGGTATGTCTGTCGTCGTCTTCAATTACAGCCGACTCACCGTCTAGTTCATCGTACTTTTCTTCAATGTCTGTTCTATCAGGAGAAGGATCTGGTAGATCTACCTCACGGTAAAAGCCATTGATCTGCAACTCTAGGATTTCGTTAGAGGTCTTCTTCATAACATGCGTGTAACGCTCGCATGTCTCTAAGTCAGAAGAACCATACGCAACAACAAAGTCTTCAGCTGGAACAAACATGGCTGCTGGGCGCATGTTGAGTGGATCGTAGTAGACTTTCTTGAAGGAAGATCCTGCAAGCGGCAGCTTGAACAGCATCTGCTCGGTCTCTTCACGATACTCAACCATCTCCTCTGTCAAGAGATAGTTCATTTCTGTTTCGACACGTTGAGACTGCTTATACTTTTCAGTTGTAAGCTTGCCTACAATCTTTGTGCGAACAGGGCCGGACGCAGGGAACAGTTCGCTCATAGCCTGTGCCTGAAAGCGAACCACGGATTCTGTGAGTAATGGATGGAATACGCCTGAAGCGCCAGCCCAAGGCTGTTGCCTATCTTCAATCTTGAGTCCCAATAGATCCAAACCTTTTACATAGGCTCGTGCCCAATCCTTACGGGACTCTCTATCAGACTCAAACTCCTCAATAAGATCAGACGCAAGCACTTGAAGTTCTTGTGCGTCCATGAACTCAGCTAGGTTGCTTTCGTGGTCTGGTCCGAGAAGATCTTCTGCGGTTTCACCAGTAAAATCTATAACAATACCGCCGTCTTCAGTCTCCATTGAGATTGCATCAGGGTTTACAATTTCAATTTCTAAATCGGGCTCGCCATCTTCCGTGCCTTGGACTTCATCAGGATCAAATGGTTCCATTGGTTTGGTGATAGCCATATTGTTTTCCTCTACACTCCAGCACAATATAACAGACTAGTTAGTAATATTCCACTGGTCTTCTATATTTGGGTGTATCGTCATAGTCATCGTTAGCAGATCTAATCCATCCACCCTGTCTAAACCGAATCAAAGCTTGGGATACCGAGTCAACATAATCATCGTGCTCTCCCGATGGGAAAGAAGCACACTCCTCAATAACATCATACGCACCTTTTGTAGGTGGATGCCACACAACTCCACTAGCAAACAGGTCTGTTACTGCGTTTACACGCGCAATTTTATCCTGTCCACGGGAAGGAGTAAACTCTGTAACGGGTAAACCCATAGCCCGAAGCTCAAATATCAAGGGAGCACCGGAGGCTTTCTTCTCAACAATGAGTTGATCCGGCTCATACTCCCAATATTTCTCGTAAGCTAGTTGCTTGAGCTCTGGGAACTCCAGCTTTTCCTTGTATGCGTCCAACAATATCAGGTTTGGTGTAGTTCCGCCGTTTATATCTTGGTGGTAAAAGATGCCCCACGTTGTACAGGCGCTATAGTCAGAGCGTTGTGTCTTTAGAAACGCTGTATCCCAAGACTGAAGTATACCCTGACACATGGGTGGCTCGTCATATTCCCATTCTCTCCACCATTCACGCTTAATAAGAGCGCCTTCTTCAGAGGTTGGGTTCTGTTGGTACTGGGCATTCCACTTGGATACAGGAATTTCAGCCTTAATTGCCTCTAATTCCTCTATTTTCCAAAACTCAGGCCATAATGATTTACCAGAAGGCATGATTGCCGGAAGTTCAATCACCTTCCATTCATCAGTGCCCTCAATTTCCGCCGATCTTTTGATGATTTGCCCGGTAAGATCACGCTTTGACCAGCGTGTCATCACAATAATGATAGCACCGCCCGGTTGTAGACGCTGTCTTGGGCCAGATGTGTACCATTCGTAGACACGATCATAGACATCTGGGTTGAATTGACCCTGCTGTGCCTCTTGTTCTGAATGTGGATCGTCAATAATTAGAACATCAGCGCCTTTACCAGTGACAGCACCGCCAACGCCGATAGCAAAATAGTCGCCTCTCTTGTTGGTGTTCCATCTTCCAGCAGCTTTTGAGTCCGAAGATAGTTCGATGCCAGAAAAAACATTCTGAAAGTCTTCTCCTTGTATAAGGTTACGCACCTTACGGCCAAACCCAACAGCTAGTTCCGCCGTGTGTGCGGTCTGAATAACCTTTCTTTCGGGATATTGCCCTAAGTACCATGCAGGAAAGAGGTAAGAAGCAAATTCTGACTTGGTGTGACGGGGTGGCATGTTGATGATCAGGCGCTTTAGCTCGCCTCTTGCCACCTGTTCAAAGGCTTCAGCCATTGTTTGATGGTGTTTGCCAGCAATAAAGCTAGGCCACATCATCCTAACAAACTCTAGGAAGTCTGTTCTTGCACCTTCCTTTGACCTTGCCAAGTCAAGTGCTTCAAGCTCTCTAAGTATTTCTGCCTGCTGATCTATTGGCAGGCTTGATATCTTGTCGATAACCGAAGAGTGTTTTCTCATTACACGTTTCTAGTAAAGGAAAGAAGATGGGTCTCGCATAACTGGCACCCCACCACCCTTCCCCGGTATGCCAACATCATCTCCAATGTTTGGGTATGAAGGGCTTGGGTATGGCTGGAAGCCGCCAAACCGCCTATTGATTCTGGGTCCATACATATCACGATAACCACCAAGCCCACGACCCATTCCAAGTTGTCCTTCTAACTGCTGGATGCGGTAGTCTTTATATGCGTTTGTGCCCTCAAAGGCAGATCGAAGTTCTTGCAATCTAGCTTTTTGTTCTGGAGTTGGAGCTAAAGATTTCCTGTAATCCATCAGTGCCTGATACTCTTGGCTGTTTGCAAACGGCGACAGAGGTGGAGATTGCCGAGTGCCGGGATATGGAAGGACCATTTGATTCTGGTCCCCATAGCTTGGATAGGGTGCAATTGCTGGCGATTGATAATTAAAACTCTGTGGCATTGATTGAAAAGATTGGTACTGAGGTTGGCTATACTGAGGTTGATTGTATTGAGGAGCAGAAAACATAGGAGAGTATTGTTGGCCTACGTTGCTCCGAGAACTGTAGCCATATGGGCTTTGGACTGGCGTTGGGGCAACTGCATATGAATTGTCTACATATGACCTTCCCCCACCCTTACCGCCACCGGGTGGATAAACGCCGGGTTCTCCTATTGGCATAATCCTCGCATCAAAAAGATTGCCTGACTGAGGCATTTGATTGCCAAACTTATCATAACCAACAGGCATTGTTTGTGGTAAAGTGTTTGCAGCAATAGAACCAGCGCCCATAAGACCCTCCAACAAAGCCCAGCAAATATATCAATTAAAAACAATATTGAAAAGTTCTATTGAACTTTCCTGTGAAGCTTGTGGAACTTGTGGAGGATGTGGAGGATTACCAGACAAACGCAGGCAGCTTATTATAAACGCGCGTAATATATATATATTATATATTATTATATATACTCTCTCTCTCTCTAAAAGAGAGAGAGATAAGTATATTATATATATATATATATTATATATGGAGTTATAG